ACCAGACAAAATGGGCTGGCAACTATTCAGCCCTCCAAATAAGTATGCTTCTTATATTCTGGGAGTAGATACAGCTTCAGGTAGTCCTAATGGAGACTACAGTGCAGCTTGTCTCATAGATGTTACAGATAAAGAAAACTACAAACTTATTGGCACTTTCTACGACAGGCTTACTCTTAAGGAGTACGCAAAAGAAATAGAAAATATATTGACAAAATATGAAGCACTTGTGGTCTGTGAAAGAAACTCGTATGGTCAGGCCATTATTGAACACTTACGGTCAGCAGAGTACCCCTACTTGTACACAGAAACAAAGTTTGACAAGCTTTCTAAGACATTTACTGAACGGTTTGGTTTCTATACCTCAGCACATTCCCGACCTGTACTTATGGCGAAGCTTATTGATACGATTACGTCAAACAAAATAGAAATAAAGTGTTCTAGACTAAAATACGAGTTCCTGCATTTTATTTATTCAGATAAAGGCAAGGCTGAAGCAGAGGTAGGTTATCACGATGATCTTATTATGTCACTCGGTCTTGCCCTTATGGGATTAGAGCAAAGCTTCCATTATGAACATGAACGTATGCAACAACAAAGGCCAGCCACATTAAGAGACAAAATAAACTTTGAGATCGCACACGGTACAACATTAGAAACAATCCCAGATAACTATTGGGCTGATGAAAGCCCTTTAGAGCGATTTATTGCGGATTGGAACCAATAAGTCCTGTTAAATAATGCGTACAAGGACACCACCTTGTAAAAAAGTGTAACGCAAGGAGAAAACAGCGTAATGAGCTTTTTAAGCCCAGAGAACCAAGCCGCCCTCGCTGAACGGCTACAACAAATGGATAATAGCGAACCTACTGAAACTACTCAAGAGGTAGTGGAAGTTCAGGAAACACAAGAAACCCAAGCAGAAACTGCACCGTCAGAAGAAGCTGGTACCGAACGAGACGTAAATGTTGCTGAAGATTCGTCATCTTCAGATGAGAATAGTATTCCTTATTCCAGATTTAAGTCGGTTATTGAAAGCAGAAATGAGTTTAAAACAAAAGTTAGCGACTTAGAGCGCCAACTAGAAGAGCTCAGAGCTGCCCAAGAAAATAAAACTACAGAAGAAAGTACTGAAGAAGATGATCTTTTTGGCTATCTTGATAACGAAGATGACTACGAAGATCCCAGATATTCAGAACTTGAGAAGCGTTTGGAAAAGTTTGAAATGTATCAAGCTGAAGTAGATCTTCAAAAAGAAATCAGCATGACCAAACAAGCCTTTCCTAATGTTCCAGAAGAAGTTTTATTGAATGCTGTTATCCATGATGCAGATGCGGACTTAATGGAGATTGCCCACAAATACGATATGTTTGTAGACAATATCCGCAAAGAAGCCTTAAAGGGTTATGCCCCAGCAGCTTCACAGCCCGTAGAAACACCATCGGCTCCTCGCAGGGTTAGCCCAGCAGGAGCAGCAGGAGCAACATTTGATGCTTCTGTCAATAAACCAAAGAATATGGATGATGCAAAGGCATCATTTATGGATTATTTAAGACAAAACTGGAAATAAGGAGGAAAAGTTATGTCAGCAACTATTACTACCCTCAACTCAGTACTAAAGGATTTTTATGTAAGTGCTGTTGAGGAACAACTAAATCAGGAAGTCTTCATGCTTGAAGTCTTCGAAAAAGCAAAGCTAGATTGGTCAGGTAAGCGAGTAGTCGTTCCTGTTCATGTAGCTCGTAATGCTGGTGTAGGATTCGCCGCAGAAGGTGCAACTCTACCAACAGCCGGTAATCAAACCTATGAAGAGCTTGTTATTAATGCCAAGTTCCTTTATGGTCGTTTTCAGATCAGTGGTCCAGCGATTTCAAGTGCCAAGGGTGCTTATTCGTTCGGTAACTACATTGATCTTGAGCTTCGTAAGCTCGTCGAGGACGTTCGTAAGCGTGCAAACGTTGCTACGTTCTCAGGTGGAACCACAACTGGTTGGATTCACACACTAGTAAGCGCCGCTGGCCCCGGCGCCGGTCCTCTATTGGATTCGGCTGGTGGTGCGGATATCCCATTCTCGGGTGATGCCGCTGAACTAGAGCGTAAGCGTGCTGCTGCCGTTGCTCTAGAAGTTAAGTTCCGTAGAATGAGTGATTACGCTATAATCAACCCTGCTGTAACTCTAACTGTTACAGCAGTTAACGTTGCTAACAACACAGTTAATATTACTGCCGGTGCTGCTTATGCTGCATTGACCCAGCTTCGTGATGACGATTGCTTTGCAATGGAAATCACGGGTGATGCTGCTGCACTAGCTGCTGCACAGCTAGAAATGACTGGTATTGCTACCAACTTGGCGTCCGGTTCGCACTTTGGTGTCGATCGTACTGACGCAACTGGTGAGCCAGCCCTACAGTCAGATGCTATCCGTTCAGTAGAAGATAGTGGTGTTACAGCCGATTACGATGTGTTCCAGCCATTAGCTCTTGGCCGTATGCAGAGCATTACTGATGCAGTATTCAACGATTCAGGTCTAGAAGTAGACACAATCGTTATGAACCCATCACAGCGTGCTTCATACACCAACCTATTGGTAGGTACCAACGCAGCTAACCTCTACAAGTCAACAGATTCTGCTCGTCAGGGTGATGGTGGCTTCAGTGGTCTAGGCTTCAACGGTATTCCAATCCGAGTATCGGTAGATGCTGGTAAGCACATGCTTTACTTCTTGCATACCAAGAAGTGGAAAATGGCTGAGCTAGAGAAGCCCGGTTTCGCAGACCTCGATGGCAACATTCTTGCCCGTGCAGGTATTGGTGCCGCTGGTGTAGACAGCTACGAAGGCTACTACCGCATTTACGCAGATGTTTACTGTGAGCGTCCTAACGCTAACGGTGCTCTTGTCGGCGTTGCTGTATAAGCGTAAAGTAAGCTAGAAAGAACCCACTGGGGGCAAGGTATAATGTGTACCGAACCTCCAGTGGGTTTTTTTATTAAGGAGAACAAATAATGGAAATACTTTTAACAATAGTACTGGCTTGTTTGGCTATAAAGCTCTGCCTGTTAATACATAGGGCCGAACATTTTATTCAAGCTAAAACAGATATGGAAGTTTACAAGCTAGAAAAAGAAAAAGAGTACGCTCAACAAGCGGAACTAGCAGGTCAATCAGTCGGAGATTACTAATGTCGTTTAAATCAAAAGGACTAACTGGGAAAAGTTCACTAGGTTCTGAAGCCTTTGAGGGCGAAGCAGCCGAAGAGGCACTAAAAAATGCAATGGCGGCAAGACAAATAGCAGCCAGAGAACTTCAGAAAAAAGCCAAAACAAGAAAAGGGCTAGGTCAGGCTTTTCAACTAGGATTAACAGCCGCAGGTGGCATTATTGGCGGTGTGAAAGGTGGTGGTCCTAAAGGCGCAATCGAAGGCGCAAAACTTGGTTCTAAGGTTGGAGGTTTAGGCAGCGATCTGATTGAAGGTGGTCTTACAGAAAAAGCAGATAAAGTTATCGAAGAAACACAAGAAACAGAAAAAATGAGGCGTATGCGTATGGCAGACCAACCCAAAGAAGTAACTGACATTGCCGATAAAGGACTGCAAATGGCAGACTCTGGCCTAGAAATAGCAAAGTTTTTAGAAAAAATAGGAGCATTTAAAGAAAATGGATAATACAAAATCACTATTAGATGAACAAGGATATCCTAAAGGAATAAAAAGTCTCCTAGAAAGTTCAAAAACTTCAAAAATCGCAGAAACAAGGCTCTGGGATTTGTCTCTTATGTATTTAAACGGCCAGCAAAACGTCCGTTTTGATAAAACCCTAAGACAATATGTAACTCTTCGTAATCAGCCCGGTCGTAATCAGCTTGTAGTAAACCTTGTTTTAAACCTGTACAGAGCTATTACAAGTCGTTTAACTACAAACTATCCCGGTATTGCGGTCCTTCCAGCATCACCTTCTAATGAAGACATAGCAAAAGCAAAATCTTCAGAAGAACTTATTAAATATTTTTATCATTCAGACAAAGTAAAAGATAAACTAGTCAAAGCAATCGAATGGCTTGTATCTTGTGGGTCTGTAGCTCTTCAAGAGCACTATGATCCCGACAAAGGCTGCGTAACAATGGAGGTTGTCTCTCCATATGATGTATTTTTTGAACCCGGTTGTAACCATCCAGACGATTCTAGTTATATAGCTTTGCGAACAATAGTCCGTAAAGAAGATTTAAAACAAGCTTATCCAGAAAAAGCAGAAGAGATTGATGCTGCTCCAACAGTTTCAATGAGTTCAAATGAGGATACTTCCCTCCCCAATACACAAACTTACAATGGTGGGTCATATTTCTATCCCAGAGTAGAACTTTATGAAATCTATTTCAAAAATGGTAAACATGCATTTGTAGTTGGAGATAAATATCTATACCGTGGGGAAAACCCAATAGATAAGATGCCAGTTCAGTTTATTCGTTATACTAATCTTCCAGATAAAGTCTGGGGTAAGGGTATGATTGAAAGCATTATCGATTTGCAAAACTTATACAATAAAGCCCGTAATCAAGTTATTCAGAATGTCGAACTAAT